ATGCTCAAGGTTTAAAAAAACATCTTGTGGCTGGATTGATCCGCGAGCAAAAACAACCTTGCCGGTTGATGCGTTTGCGTGTTCGTTAAATGCAACAATGCGGCCTGTGATTGTGCGAGCATCTGAATCAGCTGCCGTGATTTGCATGGGTGTTGTTAGCTTCATGAGATCATGTCCTCCATTTGTCTAATTTCATCGGTCGTGATCGCCCCGATGTCAAATAAAATCTTGTAAATTTCTGCGCGCTCTTTTTCTGATCCGCGCAAATAAGCCTTGAGATCAAATTCAACGCGCTGTGTTGATGGCGTAAAATCTGGCATTGATAAACGGCTGGCAATGCTGTTCATCAGCGGTAAAAGCGAAAAGTCCAACAAAGTTTGACGCGCCGTTTGGGCGTTTGCATAGGTCATGGATGATCCAGTCGGCGCATCAATAAAGTAAGCCGGAATACCCACGGCACGGGCCAATTCTGTTGCAATGATTTCTCGTGCAGCATTGAGGCCAATCTGCTCCGGTGTAAATCCAACTGTTGTCAATTCGACATCAGCATTGAGAAAAGCCGTTCCGCGGTTTCTACGAGCTGCGCCCCAAGCATCAAGCAATTTAGCAATGCGATCAGCTGGCAACGCTGTTCCGTTTGATTTCAAAACCATCGATGGCACCGGTTCGCGTGCGTACATTGCGGCAGCTCTTTCAAGCTCTGCACCAGCACGAATTGTGCGACCTGCGCGATTCAATAAACCTTCATCGTTGCCGTAAAACACCACAAGTGATCCAACACCTGTCATTGGTACGCGTGATCCATCGACTGTGTAATACTCAATCTGCGTGCCAATTGAATTTAAGAAAACGCCAACGCGATTTGGTGCAACGCGCCACATTTGGCGAACACGGCCTGTGTCTGCAAATTGATCAATTATTTGAAAATAAGAAAATCCCGTGAAAAGTAAATCCTCACACGCCCATACCCATGATGCGGCTCCTGGTACCCGTTTATCCGGATCAGAAATAACCACAGGTTGATCAATAATTTGACCTGTTGTTTTATCGCGTGTGATTAAAGGAATTGTCGCAATTGAATTGCAAATCATGTTTCGTGCGCGAGCAATTGCCGGCACGCTCATTGCTTCTTCGCGGCTTGCAATGTAATCAGCTCCACCAAATGGGAAAAATGCATCCAGCGTTGGAGCTGGCCCAATTTGTGCAGCTACATCAGCACCGCGCGTTACAGCAACAGTTTCAATAGTGCGCTTTCGATCGAATAATCCCATGAGAGGATTTTCTCAAAATGTCAAGCATCAACCCACTAAAATGTCGATTTCGGTTTCTGGGCGTGTCGCAAAGTGTGTGACGAGAGCTGATGCTACGGCAGCGGCCACGGCTGTACCGCTGGCCCGTCTGCCAATAACCCAACCGCCATCGCCTCTACGCAATTGCACAGCTGAGAGAATCTGCTCAGTCAGCTTTGATTGATTGCGATGTTTCAAACGCCCGGAATTGATCGCACCCAATAATTCATCACAAGCTTGAGGATAATCGCTGTCCATGTCATGGATCGGAATACCGGCCGGCTGCATACGCGCTGCAACCGCGCCTGTTGTGCGCCTTGAGTACAACAAATACTCAATTGGGTACTTTCGGCAATAACTGGCCGCATCATTGGCGATCGCTCGATCATCAAGCTGGATCGTGTTTTCCCAAGTGTGCAACAGCTTGATCACAAAATTTTCTGATCCAAGTTTTTGAGCCGCTACCAATGCCGCGTGTTTGCGATCGGGTGAAATGTCAATGGCCATCCATGTCAGCTTGTCTTCATCCAGATCAATTGCTTCATCGCCACACTCTTGCCACTCTTTGGCTCCCACCACGCTGGAAATTGTTTGAACCCATCGATTTAAAACCTCAGTCATGACCACATCGGCAGGATCATTGAAAACGGCTCGGATGTTGTCTGGGTGGATGGTTATGTTAAGGCCCGGATTGGCAAAAGCTGCATTTTCCAATGAAATCTCATCAGTTGGTGCAGACCACTCAAAATAGCCCACATCATCGGCTGCGCCACTAGCTGCGGCCAAACCGCGCTCTCGCAATTGATTGAGCACCATTGAGTGCGAATCACCAGCTGAGGAAAAGCAATTGACCTGCGGATTTTTGGCGGCCATCAATGTGTATCTCATAGCTGCAAAAGTTTCCATGTCATGCAATTCCCGGATTTCATCCATGTGGATTGTTTCTGGTTTTGACAATCCACGAGCTGCCGATCCACCGGCCTTGATGATAAATCTATTTCCTTTGATGGTTTGGATTTCCTCGGCTCCATGTTGCCAGCGGATGCGCTTTACCTGATTGGCCAAATCCGCATTTTCCTCAATGATCTGCACAATGGCCCGGAATTGTTCCAACGATGTGACCAATCGGTGAGCTGTGGAAACCTGCAACGATTCATCCCAATGGAAAAGACCCATCATGATTCTGGCCATCATGTAAGTGCTCTTGCCATTTTGCCTTGCAACTGTCGCAACTGTTACTGGGTGAAAGTAGCGACCATCGGGCTTTACCTTGAGCGAGTGCTCGGCCAGCCACTTTTGCCACGGCATAAAGCCGCCCGGGATGATCTGCTCAGCAAAATCGATCAGCTCAAAGCCGCGTGAAGGCAAATCATTGAGTGGTGAGTGGATTCGTGGAGCTGTTACCGGCAAAAAAACCGATGTGGGCCGATCTGAGACGATTTCAGCCGATGGTGTATCAATGATGACCTGAGGCTCCTTAATCATGACTTATCGACTCGTTTTGGGGTATAAACAACCCATGGAGAGTCGGGGGTGTTCCATCCGCCTCAAAAAAACGACCACCTTTGCTCAAATTGCACTTTTGACACAATTGCCTCAAATTAAACAATTCATCACTTCCGTTCAATCGCTTCGGAATTACATGATCAATGTGCATCTGGCCTTCAGTCTGGCCACACATCTGGCAACATCCATCACGCTTTAATACAGCTTCTCTGATCTTACGCCAACGGCTTGTGCTTCCACCTTTCCAAGCTCTTGACATCAATGCCACCCATGCTTTCGCCAATGTGCCAAGGCACCATCGCAAATCTTGCCTTGATACCTGTGATCGATGTATCGCAATGTCCAGTCAATCATGCGAAAGCCATCAAGATTTCTGTACTTTGTATTTCGCATCTGGCCAAGTCCGAAATGATTGCCATTGGGATTGATTGCCTCCACACGCCAATTTGATTCCTTAGTGATCAGCAAATGAAAACATTGGAATTCTTTATAATTCACAATCCTTGAGTGTGCATAAAGTTTAAGAGAATCTATTGATGGTTTAACTTCTTTTGCAGCTGTAGCCGGTGTTGTGCCAACAAGACATAGCACGCCCAAAACCACCAAGAATCGTCTGCGAGCTACCCGGTGAACCGGCTCGCTGTCGAGTCTCGATGGTACAGGCGGTGTCAAATACCGAGCGTAATCTTGGGCGATTCCAACAGGTTTCGCACACCTGTGGACAAAGCCTGTGGATAACTTCATAAGTGCATCCGATCCTCACAACGCTTGCAAAACCATACAACCAACCCATCATCACGATCGTATTCGTTCACCATTGTGTCATTGTCACAATCGCTGCAATTCATAACACCACCAAATCCGCTGAAGCTGTATGTATGTTTCATTGGCTTAATTCCTCAATCCTAGAATCATCAACAATCTTTATGCCAAATGTGCCACATCCCATGCATTGGGCAAACCACTCATGTGCGGTCAATTCAGCACCTTTTTTAAGGCCGTGGCGTTGCTTAGGCTTGCCGTATAGCTTCTTGCAAATCGAACAATCAAATTGAAGGATGTGCATAATTGCTCCTTTGTAAAGTCTCGATTGGTTGTAGGTTGATTTGTGGCACCGACCAATTGTTTTGTGATGCGTTTCGATAGCGTGGCTTCTTTGCAATCGCCACCGGAATCCAGCCAACGATGTGCATTTTTGGTGAGTTACCAGTAACAAGCACGGCAATGTCTCGATCATGTCGATCCGATTCCTGTATCCACAAATTTGAGTGTGGATTAGCAGACCATTTAACCTCGATGTGATCGCCCACATCAGCTTGGTTTTTATCCCATGTCATGCCGGGTGTGTAGTCGTATCCCAAGGCTTTCGCAACAGTCCACTCAGACACCATGGATTCGGCATTTTGTGACACAAACTCAAACCATGAAAGATTGCGGATGATGCGTGAGCTGTGATCAGCTTCCCGATCCTTGCAATGATCGATGGCCGCCATCATGCATTGAATTTCCTCAATCCGTGTGATCATCGGCAATCACCACAAAACCAAATGATTTTCTCCGTTTTGTTGTAGCCGATCTGAT